TGACAGTGCAACCATTACATGTGAGTGGCTTAAAAATTATTAATAGGAGTAGCATATGCCAAACACTACTTCAGGAACAGCAACGTTCGATAAAACTTTTTCTATTGAAGAAATAATAGAAGATGCTTACCAACGTGTTGGTGTAGATCAATTAACTGGCTATCAACTTAAATCAGCTAGACGTTCTATAAATATAATGTTTCAAGAATGGGCTAATAGAGGTTTGCATTATTGGGAATTAAAAGAAACTAATATTGATTTAATAGAAAACCAAGCTGAGTATCATTTTTTTAGAAGTGCGGCAGACGACACTGCTGACAGCAATCGCGCACAAGCAACAACAAATCAAATAGAGTCTACTATTTTTGGAATGGATGATGTTTTAGAAGCAACTTTTAGAACTAATAGAACGCAAAGTTCACAGCAAGATGTAGCTTTAACAAAAATAAGTAGATCAGATTATTCTGCACTAGCTAACAAATTACAAGTAGGTACACCAGTACAATACTATGTACAAAGATTTATAGATAGAGTTACCGTTACTGTTTATCCAGTACCTAATTCTTCAGCAGCAAGTTCTGATATGCATCTTTATTATGTAAAAAGAATTGATGACGTTGGTGATTATACGAATGCTGGAGACGTGCCATATCGTTTCGTGCCGTGCATGGTATCAGGCTTAGCTTATTACTTGGCACAAAAATATAATCCTGAATTAGTGCAACAAAATAAAATGTTGTATGAAGATGAATTAAATCGTGCAATAACAGAAGATGGTTCTTCAACTAGCACTTACATAACGCCAAGGACGTATTATAGTAATGTCTAAATATTCTATTGGTAAAAGAGCTAAAGCAATATCTGATCGCAGTGGTATGGCTTTTCCTTATAATGAAATGTTAAAAGAATGGAACGGTGCTCTAGTACATAGATCTGAGTTTGAAGCTAAACACCCACAATTAGAACCACATGCACACGCGGCTGATGCACAATCTTTACGAGAAGCAAGACCAGATAGAACTGAAACTGCTGTACCTAATTTGTTAAAAGATAATTCTTTTAAAACAGGAACTGCCGGCACAAGTTCTATAACAGTAACAGAAGTAGATCATGGTAGAGCTAGCAGCGATACTGTGCGTTTTTATAGCGCTGTTAGTTTCGATGGTATAACAGATACAAACATAAATAGATCTGCAGGATATACGATAACAGTTATTGATGCGAAGACTTATAGCTTTACCGTAGCAACAGATACTGCAACAACTGGTAATATAACAGGAGGAGGTTTCCGCGCTTACGCTGGCCCGGCAACAATAGTAGCATGACAACATACGCAGAACTAACACAACAAATAATAGATTATACTGAAACTGATAGTAATGTTTTAACAACAACTATTCTTAATGATATTATAGAACACGCTGAGTCTAGAATTTTTAGAAATGTAGATTTAGATATATTTAAAAAATATAAAACGGCCAACTTAACAATAGGTGATCCCTTTGTAGCTATGCCTGGAGCTACCCCACAACTTTTTGCTTTTGTTAGATACATACAAATTTTTGATACTGATAATGTACGTATTACTTTAGAGAAAAAAGACACTTCTTTTATTAATGAATTTGTGCCAAACAGAACTACTACTGGAACACCAAAATATTACGCAAATTGGGACAACGACACAATATTACTTGCTCCAGCGCCCGATGCAACGTATACTGTCGAACTAGCGTATAATGCGCAACCAACAGGACTATCCTCAAGTAACACAAGCACTTGGGTTAGTAGTAATGCACCAGAAATGTTGCTTTATGCCTGCCTCGTAGAAGCTTTTAAATTTTTAAAAAATCCGCAAATGGTGCAAATGTATGAACAGTATTATAAAGAGGCACTAACTCCATTTGCTGGTGAACAAATGGGCCGAAGAAGAAGAGATGAATACATGGATGGAATACCGCGAATACCGGTGCCGTCTGGAAACCCTTAAGGAGAATATATATGGCTAATGTAATTAGTAATGTTTTTAAAGATCAGTTGTTAAAAGGCAACCACAATTTTCAATCGGGTGGCGACACTTATAAAATAGCTTTGTATACTTCATCTAGAACCGCAGCAGCAACAGACTCTGTATTTGATACAACTAACGAAGCAAGTGGAACTAACTATACTAGTGGTGGTAATACCTTAACTAATAATGGTGTAACTGGTGGATCGTCAGCATCAACTGCTTTTATAGATTTTGCTGACACATCTTTTACTACAGCTACAATCACTGCAAAGTTTGCACTTATTTATCAATCAAGTGGTGGTGCAAATACTGCTAGTGCCAACGCTGTTTGTTGGTTAGATTTTGGCGGAGATTTTACAACTACTGCAGGAACTTTTACTATACAGTTTCCAGCAGCAGGGACGAGTACAGCAATTATAAGATTGGCATAAGGAGACTAGATGGCGTTAGTACTTAACGAAAGAGTCAAAGAGACCACAACCACAACCGGCACCGGTGCGTTATCCCTGGGTGGTGCTTCAGATGGTTTTGAAACTTTTGCTGCAGGTATTGGTAATTCTAATACTACTTACTATGCAATTTTTCACGCAACTGCAGATGAATTTGAAGTTGGTCTTGGCACACTAGATGGTGACAGTTCTGATCTTACGCGTACTACGGTATATGCTAGTTCTAACAGTGATAGTGCCGTTAACTTTTCTTCTGGAACAAAAACTGTATTTTGTACTATGCCCGCAGCGCGGTCCGTATTCCTGGACGCAGACGGTGACGTTACCCTAGGCGCTAATTTAGATGTTGGTGGTAATCTAACTGTTACTGGCACGACTACATTTAATGGTGGCACTCTAACTCTTGGTGATGCTAACACAGACAACATTGTCTTTGGTGGTGAAGTTGATTCCGATATTATTCCTGATGACGACGGCACTTTTGACTTAGGTAGTGCATCTAAAGAATGGCAAGATTTATTTATTGATGGTACAGCAAACATTGATTCACTAGTTGCAGATACTGCAGACATTAATGGTGGTACTATTGATGGTGCAATTATTGGTGGTGCAAGTGCAGCAGCCATAACAGGTACAGCGATTACCGGAACTAGTTTTGTTATTGGTTCTGCAGATATTAATGAAACAGAGCTAGAAACTATTGATGGTGTAACTGCAGGAACGGTAGCAGCTTCTAAAGCTGTGGTAGTAGACTCCGATAAAGACATTTCAAGTTTTAGAAACGTAACAGCAACTACATTTATAGGAAACATAGACGCGGTAGACGGTGATTTTGACGGAACACTAGAAGCTGATGCAATTACAGTTGCCGGTGTTGCACTTGCAACATTTGTAAGAGATACAGTTGGTAATAACATGGTATCTAGCAATACTGAAACTGGTATTACGGTTACTTATGACACCTCAAATGATAATTTAGATTTTGCAATTAATGCTGCACAAACCACTATTACATCTTTATTAGCAACTGATATAAAAATAGGTGAAGACGATCAAACAAAAATAGATTTTGAAACAGCTGATGAAATACATTTCTACGCAGCTAATGTTGAGCAAGTTTATTTAGGTGACAATATATTTGGACCACAATCTGACAGTGATGTTGATCTTGGATCAACTGGAGTTAGATGGAAAGATGCTTTTATAGACACAGTTACAACTACAGGTAATTTAACTGTTGGTGGTAACTTTACAGTTAACGGCACAACAACAACTGTCGCTACAACTAATATGGTGGTAGCAGACAATTTAATAGAATTAAACAACGGTGCAAGTTCCAATAGTAATGACTCAGGTATCGTAATAGAGCGTGGCTCTACAGGTGACAATGCTATATTTATGTGGGACGAAAGTGCTGACACATTCGTGTTAGGTACAACCACGGCTACCGGATCGAGCACCGGTAATTTAAGTGTCACTGATGGTGCACTACAAGCTGGCTCATTGGATATTTCCGGTAACGTTGATATTGATGGTACACTAGAAACAGATGCCCTTTCTATAGCTAGCACCGCAGTAACTTCTACCGCTGCAGAACTAAATTTATTAGATGGTATTACCGCAGGGACTATATCAGCTTCATTAGCTGTAATTGTGGACGCAAACAAAGATATAGCAGGTTTTAGAAACATAAATTTAACAGGCGAGCTTGACGCAGCAACTTTAGATATTTCTGGAAATGCAGATATAGATGGAATATTAGAGGCAGACGCTATTACTATTAATGGTACATCTACCGATACCCTGTATGCATCACCAGGATTCGCGGTTGCGATGGCAATCGCTCTATGATATAAGAAACTAGGAGAAAAATATGGCACAAGATTTTGAAAGTAACGGTAAAAGAATAACCAACTCAG